CAGTTACACTCTGGAAAGCCGAGAGGGTAGCGATACACAGAGAGAACTATGATTTTCTAAAGATGATACACGAGGCGCACACTAAAAATCGACGGATACTCGCTCAAACTCAAATCCTGTAGGCATCACAATGTTATTCTTTAGCCCAGCATAGTAGGCAATGCAAAAGGCATCAAATAGTCCGCTCTTTACCTTAGCAGCTAGCTTGACGTTAAACTTTGGATTGATGCGCATAAACGCAAAAGCTGTCCTGATCTTTGCATCAGAAGTGCTTTTGATGCCGTGTAGTCGCCTTTGCCAAGACTGTGGCGAGAAACTGTCATACGGATAAGGTTCAATGAGAGCGAGGCACTGGCCGTAGTTTGCTCCCCATTGGAACACGTTTTTATGCAGCGGATTGCCAGCCACCTTCTCAAACCCGATATAGATTGCATTATCAAAATCAAACAGATGACGCATAAGAGTGATATTTAGCACGTCGTCGTCTCGCCATATCATTGGCGACCATCGACACACCTTTGTGTCGAGATTTAACTCTGCAATGCATCCCTCTTTGCCCGTATCAATGCCAATCAGTTTTGCCATAACTTTAGTCCTTTTCGATGTAATAATTGTTGATTATATCGTCAACAAAATTAAATAGATATACAATATTAGTATAATTATAATAAGCAATTATATATATTTAAGATTATTTGCAAAAATGCAGATAAGTATATTGGAGGTGCAAAATGAAATACAAAGTAACACTATCAATCGACAATAATCGCTACGGTCACTATTTCAAGCGATATGTCACCAAAACTCAAGTGATAGAAGCCGATAATCCAGATGAGGCATACGAGACAGCAGCGGCAAATCTCATCGCAGAAATGGGCTACCGCAGCGTGACTATCAAGCATCGAGACGGGACAGTATCAGACAGACTAGCATGTTTCAAGGTTGAGTGCTCAAACGTCAAATCTGTCTAGTGTGATTTATCCGACTCATCTTGTAGGCTATGCAATCCTCAACCACAGCCTCGTTATACTTTCTAAAATCCCCAAAATGACCAAAAACTAAATGACACCTTTTGCAAAGTGTTATCATGTTACTCTCGACTAGCTCAAGACTCTCATCAACTTGGTAAGGCACAATGTGATGCACCTCTAGTTTCTTATCAGTGCCGCAAGCATAGCAGTAAGAGTTTTCTTTCAGTTTGATAAAGTGCCGACGCACCATATACCATTTGATTGATCTAAATGCCATTGCGCTACCTCAATTTTTAAAATAGTAATATACTATATAGATAATCATAGAGGGCATACATGGAAGTTAAAACCGTAAAGATAAGCGATCTGGTTTTTGATCCAATCAACGCTCGCAAGCACCCTACAAGGAACATTGAAGCGATCAAGGGAAGTTTAACAAAGTTTGGCCAGCAAAAGCCGATAGTTATAAACTCAAAGAATATCGTAATAGCAGGTAATGGAACACTTGCTGCTGCAAAGGAATTAGGATGGACATCAATCAACTGTGTTGTGTCTGATCTGGACGATCTTAATCAGATGGCCTTTGCGCTTGCTGACAATCGTACTAGCGAGCTAGCGGAATGGGATATGGACATATTACAGCAGCAGCTTGCTCAACTAGAGCTAAATGATTTTGATGTTGATATGCTTTCATTTGATGACCTTGATCTTGATATTGAAGATGATGATAAAGAAGATATATCGAAAACAGAAGACGAAAAACCAGAGGTAACATTTTCTGAAAAAATCGGAGAAAAAAACAACTATGTAATGTTGATATTTAATAATGATGTCGATTGGTTATCCGCTGAAACACACTTTAACATAAAAAAAGCTAAATGCGAGCGCACAGGAATTGTCGGAATAGGTAGAATAATAGACGGTGCAAAATATCTTAGGAGCATTATTGATGTTTAAAATATTTGCGCCATCACACAAAAGACCAAAGGGAAAAAACACGCACAATATTCTACCTGATGTTTTTTATGTTGTGTCAGAAACAGAAAAGGAAGAATATTTACAATCTGGGGAGCACGATAAATTTTGGTTTGTTCCACCATCAGCTCAAGGCAACTTATGCAGGATAAGAAACTATATCCTTGACAATGCAGACACAAAAAAAATCCTTTTACTTGATGATGACCATACAAAATTTGCTAGATGGGAAAATGATAAAAGAACACCTTGCAATAGAGAACAGATAGTTGATTTTATACGACATATGTTTGATCTATGCGATCAAGGTGATTTTAAATTTTGGGGAGTTTTACCCAATAATGATAACATGTCATACAGAAACCACACACCGTATAGTTTTTCATCTTATGTCGGCGGACCATGGCAGGCTTTTAATAATTGCGAATTGAGATATGATGAAAAACTGCCGCTAAAAGAAGACTACGACATGACCCTCCAGGTTCTTAATAAATACAGAAAGCTGTTGAGAGCAAATTATTTTATTTATTACCCAAAACAGCACAATAATACAGGCGGTTGCGCAGCATATCGGACATCAATTAGAGAGATAGAACAGTTAAACCAATTGAGAAAAAAATGGGGTTCAAGAATTGTCAAAAGCGGTTCAGAATATTCGATTGGAAAAAAGTCAGATAAGCAACATGCCATTGATGATATAAATCCAATAATAAATATCCCAATAAAAGGAATCTAATATGGCTAAACGTGGACCAAACAAGGGTGAAGGCGGCAGACCATTTAAGCCTATTGATTGGGATACTGCTATAAAACTTGCAAATCTACATTGTACTGGCGAGGAAATAGCTAGCGTCATAAACGTAAATTACGATACGTTTGAAAGAGCGATAAGGCGTGAATATAACCAAACATTCTCGGAGTGGTTTAAAAGCAATAGCTCTACTGCAAAAGCTAGTTTGCGTCGTATGATGTTTGAAGCGTGCAAGCGTGGTAACGTATCAATGATGATCTGGCTTTCTAAGAACTGGCTTGGGATGAGAGATCAACCCGAAGAGGTCTATGAGAATAAGCCAACCATTATTAAAACAAAAGACGGTGTAGAAATAAAGCTAGGATTTGCAAAGGACAAGGAGAGCAGTAATGTCGGTGACTAACGTCAATGATCGAATCTATCGAAGCTATGTCGAAACGACTAAGGATGGATCGCTAGAGTTTGCCCAGAGGGTAACGTTTGGAGACTCAGCGCAGACCGACTCGTTTGGTCGTGTGAGGGTATCGCTCCCTAACGTCGTTTATGACAACTACGAGATACAGGGAAAGAAAGACATCGTATGGAATGAGCTAGCAGTGGGTGGAGCTACAGCCTCGCATGTTGCCAACCAGTCAGCTATCAAGTTTGAGACTACAGCAGCAAACGGAGACAAGTTTACTCGCAGCTCCAAGAAGCTGACGCTATACACTCCTGGAACGTCAATACTTTGCTTCTTTACTGGTGTTATGGGTGTAGGTGCTGCCAACAGCTCGCAGCGTATCGGCATATTCAACAGCACCAACGGTGTGTTCTTTGAGCAAAAAGATCAGGTGATGGGTATAGTCATTCGATCAAATACGTCTGGCTCTGCTGTCAATAATCGCATTGACCGTGACGACTGGAATATGGATCCTTGCGACGGTACAGGTCCAAGCGGAGTAACTCTTGATTTTACAAAGACCCAAATCTTCACTTTGGACCTTGAATGGTTGGGCGTGGGTCGTGTGCGGTGCGGTTTCGTTCATCAAGGTAAGTTTGTATTAGCCCATGAGTTTTATCATAACAATGATCTAACCACTGTTTATATGAAGAGCGCCATATTACCAATAACGTACCAAGTTGAGAATACAGCAGCGTCAACGGCTCTATCTGATTTTAGGCAAATCTGCTCGTCTTTTATCGTAGAGGGTCAGGAGACAGTCAGCAAGATACCTCGAACAGTCAATAACGGAGTAACTGCTAGGGCTACAACTACAACTACAGGTATCCCACTTATATCCATCAAACTACAGACTGCAAACGTCGGTCAAACGATGTTACGTCCTATCAATGCATCGTATATGTCCATAGGTAACCGTGACCATGTATTTGAGCTACACTATGGTGGCACTTTAGAGAGCGCATCTTGGGCAAACGTATCTGGCTTCGGTATGGTTGATATAGCTGCAACCCACATAACAGGCTCTACAAAGATAAGTACTGTTTACACTGCAAGCTCCCAGCGAGAGAACGTAGCAGACATATTCAAGCAGCTTCTATGGCTATCAGGTGATTTATCTGGGAATGGTGACACCCTATCGGTTGTAGCTCGTTCAATCGGTGGCGGTGGGACTGCACTTGCCTCTATAGATTACGAGGAATTTGGATAGTGACACTAGTGTCACTAAACAGTGTCACTGTATTTTTGACACACTAATTTAGAAAGGAGACAACTATGCCTTGCGGAAGTAAAAAGCCAAAGAAGCCTATGCCAAAGCCTAAGAAGTGAAAAAATAAAAGGCCAGTGGAGGTGACTAGCCTTTTACCAAGCATAAAGGAACAATCTACAATGAGAATTATAGCAGACCTTGCAAATAACTACCAACAACTCGACGACATACTCGACACGATTGCTGCAATTAAGTGTGATTACATAAAGTTACAGTATTACAGCGATTATGATCTATACGGAACTGGATCAAATGAAACGAAATTAGACCTTGATTGGATGCCAGAGATTTATGAAAGATGCAAAAAGTACAAAATAAAGTTGATGTGTACGGTGTTTAACCCTGACAAGGTAGCTGATATAGACAAGTGGGTCGCTATGCACAAGGTTGCTAGCTCAGAAATAACAGACAAGAGTTTGCTAGAGGCAATAAAGAAATGCAAAAAGCCTACGCTAGTATCAACAGGCGGAGCTAGTTCCAGACAGATAAACGACGCTATCAATACACTTGACGGCTTCTGTGCTGGGCTACTAGCTTGCGACGTTGAGTATCCATCAAAACGACATAGTATTAGGCGCATGATGGACCTTGGCAGCAAATTTCCAACCAAGTGGCTTGGATACTCAGATCATAGCCTCGATATTTATTCGATGCCTATCCTTGTACAACACTATGGAGCCACTTATTACGAGAAGCACGTTAAACCTAATTTGACCCATCCTAGCTATGAGGCTCATGCGCTGACTATTTCCGAGTTTAACGAGATGGTAGACGTGATAAACGGAAAATGGAATAGAGAGTCGGTCAATCCTCACCAGAGGGTTTGGAGTCCAGAGCTGCACAAGTGGGTGCGACCTCGTGTCTAATATCTTTGAGCCGCATAGTGATAAGCAGCAAAACGTATTATTTAGCGATAAACCTATTACTATAGCTGCTACAGGCATACAATGGGGGAAGACAAGCGTTGGTGTTATGCGCTTAAAGATGGCGATGCATGAGTTTACTCATCCAACTGACAACTTTATTGTAACAAGCCCAACTTATAAGATTTTGTATCAATCGACTATCCCACCATTTCTTTACTGGAATAAGGGCATAGGTACCTACGACAAGAAAAACGAGTGCTTTCACATAAAAGGTGGCGGTAAAGTTTGGTTTAGATCTGGAGTTGACCCCGACTCGGTTGTCGGTATTACAAACGTTAGAGCAATCCTTTGTGATGAGGCAGGGTTATACAGTCTTTACTTTTGGGAAAATATACAGGCAAGGGCATCTTTTAAAGAAGCACCTATTACTATTGTAACGTCTCCATACTCGCTCAATTGGCTTTATCGTGACTATATCAGAAAGCACAAAGCGGGTGACGAGTATACCCACCAGCAGGTACACTTATGCCAAGCCAAATCTAGCGAGAATCCATATTTCCCGGCTAAAGAATACGAGAGCAAGCGCAGGACAATGGAGCCTCGCAGGTTTAACATGATGTATGGAGGCAATTTTGATAAAGCACAAGGATTGGTGTATTCGTGCTTCGATGCTAGTCGGCATTGGATTGATCCTATCAACCTACCTGTCGGCACTCGGTTTATTGCCGGAGTGGATTGGGGTTATACTCATCCCTTTGTTATTACTGTCCGAGCTATTACTCCTGCTGGCATCCATTACCAAGTAGCAGAGTTTTATAAAACGCAGCTCATGCTAAATGATAAGATTGATGCGGCATATCGTTTAAAAAGTATGTATCCGATTGAGAAGTTTATTGCAGATAGTGCCAACCCTGACGACATCGCTTCGTTCAATCAAGCCGGTCTTAGGACGATACCAGCAATCAAAGAGGTCAAAAAGAATATCGAATTACACTGGGAGCTAATCAACTCAGGACGCTATTTTGCCTTTAAAGGCGATAACTTCCATACGATTGACGAGTACGAGACATATCATTACCCAGAGGCTCGTGACCTCAAACCGGATCAAGCCGAGCGTGACCTTGACGAGCTGCCAGTTGATAAAGATAACCATTGTTTAGATGCTAATGCGTATGTAACAAGAGCAACATTTACATCTAGCGGAAAACCAAATAAAATAATAAGATCGACTGATCGAGATATTATCCCAGTGCGGACATCGACCAACTATGATCTAAACTACGACAAACTTATAAAAGGAAAGCGTAGTAATAAGGTTTTGTGACGATGCCATTATATGACTACATGTGCGGTGCTTGCTCTGCTGAATTTAGCGTCGTTAAAAGTATGGCAGACATCGACAACATAGAGCCATGTCCAGCCTGTCAGGCAGACTGTGACCGGTCTTGCCGTCTTATCACTACAGCCAAAGAGTTTTATGGTGAGAAGCCAGAAGAGCCGTTTTACTCGGTAGCTCTTGGCAAGTGGGTAAAGGGCAATCGTGATAACCGCAAGCAAGCAAAAGAGCGTGGACTCATAGAGGTCGGTAACGAGAGTATTGAAAAAGAACATGCTCGATATGAGCGAGATCGAGAAAGACGCTCAAAAGATCGCTGGAATGACTACATAACTCAAAGAATTGAGGTAAGGTAATGCTGGAAACTCTAAATCAAGTGCCGACCTCTACAGACGACGCTAAACTAGGCAACATTGGCACCAACCCCGATGTTGACAGTAAAGAGCAAGCCGAAGTAAAGCGCATTATGCGCAAGTTTTATCAGTTTAAAAAGGTCCGTGACAAGTACGCTCGCAATTGGATTGCATACTACAAGCTATTTCGTGGCCAACAGTGGTCTTTTCGTCGTCCAAGTTGGAAGACAAGCGAGATTATAAACCTTATTTGGCAAACCATTCAGAGCCAGGTGCCTTTGCAAACTGATGTACGTCCTAAATTTACTTTCATGGCTCAAGAGCCTCAAGATATCCCTTTTGCTGACATCATAAATAAAATATGCGACAGCGAGTGGGAGAGAAACAACTGGATGATGGTCGTACAAGAGGTGATTCTTGACGGCTATATTACTGGCTCAGGTATCAGCAAGATGGATTATGACCCGAAGCTGATGTATGGGCTTGGCGCTCCTGTCTATACTAGTGAAGAGCCACTATATTGCTATCCCGACCCTGAGTGTAACGATGTAAACGACAATAAATCAGAGGCATTCTTTAAAGCCTATCCTGTCCCAACGGACAGGCTAAAGGCAATGTATCCAAAGAGAGCTGATAAGATCAAATCCGACATATCAGGCACGAAAGAGGTCAAGGATAAGTACGAGCTAAACCGCTCATATATGACTGAGCACATGTCAACGTCAATGCAGATGCCAGAGCTGTCGTTTGATAGCGACAAGGGCAGCGACTACTCTATTCCCAAGACAATGGTCTATGAGTGTTATCTCAAACCAAACGATGTCGAGGAACATGCAGAGCAAAACGAGGACGGCAGCAAGATATACAAGGTACAGCGCAAATATCCCAACGGGCGCTATGTAGTCATAGCCAATGGAATGATACTGTCAGACGGTCCCCTTCCGTTTGAGGATGGTGAGATTCCCTTTCACAAGTATGTGAATTACGTTGATCCTCGTCAATTTTGGGGTATTAGTGAGGTTGAGCAGCTTGCGTCACCTCAAATCATATTAAACAAAATCCTGTCGTATACAATTGACGTACTTCTCTATACCTCAAACCCGATTTGGATTGTGGATAACTCAGCGGATGTTGATACCGACAATTTGAATAACATACCGGGTGCTGTCGTCGAGAAGGCTCCCAATAGCGAGGTGAGGCGAGAGAATGGACCACCGCTCAACCCTGGATTCATGCAAGTACTCGATCGAGTCATTGGATGGTTCAATGACGTTGCAGGTCAAAGCGATTTTAGCCGTGGAGAAGCACCGGGCGGAGTCACAGCGGCATCAGCAATTGAGCAGCTTATTTCAGCTTCTCGCACGAGAATTAGACAGCGTATGCGCAACCTTGACTGCTACCTCAAAAACGCTGGACGACAATGGCTCTTTAGAGTCTTAGAACACTATACAGCTCCGAGGGTGTATCGTCTTACAAATCAAGACGGCTCGCAGTATTTTCTAAAGTTTCACGTTGATAACGTTGAGACAGAGATGGGACCAAAGAAGCAAGCAACCATCATTGAGCAGGATGAGACAGGTGCCACTTTGTCAACTCAGCAGCTTATCTTAAGTGGTGAGCTAGATTTAAGAGTACAGTCTGGCTCTGATCTACCTTTTGAGGCAGCCGACAAGGAGCGCAAGGCACTAGCTCTATTTGATCGACAGATCATTGACGCTGAAGAGGTGCTAGAGCAGCTTCAGTATCCAAACCGAGAAAAGATTTTACAGCGATTAGCTGAACGTCAACAGATGCAAGCACAGCAGCAAGCACAACAACAAGGGGCATAAAAATGGCAGATACACCGGAAGAGACTATCAGGGAAGTAGCAGAGGGTTTAGGCATGTTGGCGCAAGCTGCTAGCCAAGGCTCACCTGAAATTGCACAAGAATTGCAGGCATTGCAACAGCAATTTATGTCGATCATCCAAAAAGCTATGGGTGGTGCTCAAGGCGGTGGTGGAGTGCAACCAGTCGCAGAGCGAGGACAAGGAACACCAGCAGGACCGCAGGGAGCAATGTAATTTATGACACAATATGATATTGAATCAGCGATAAGTGAGATCAATGCAGGACAGGGTGGAGACACGGGAGCTAATGCAGGTCAACCAGCTCCACAAGGTCAGCCGATTAACCAATTGTCGTATGATCCAAACCTAAATATTCCGTATAAAGCCAACGGCAAAGAGTTGACCGAGCCGCTTTCTACGGTAATACAACGTGCCTCTATGGGCTACAACTACGCTCAACTTATGCAGCAGCATAAGCAGCGAGAAGCCGAGCTAGAGGCGCAAAGACAACAGATCGCACAGCAAGCGCAAAAGTGGCAAGGTTATGACGAATACGCAAATCAAAATCCTCAGTGGGCAGATTTTGTTCGTCAGCAGTGGGAGAATCGTTTCAATTTTGGTGCAAATCAAAATCAAGGAACGTTTGACCAAGGTATGACCCAGCCACAACACGCTAGTCTTCCCCCAGAGGTAGCTAAAGAGCTGGCAGAAATGCGATCTTTTGTTGACCAGTTTAAGGCTCAAGAGCAGGCTAGGATGCAAGCGGAGCAGGACGCTGCGCTAAATGAAGAGATAACTAGCATCCAAAACCAGTATCCTCAGATTGATCTGAGAGCGACTGATCCAATGACTGGTGAGAGTTTAGAGCAGCAGATTTTGAGACATGCTCAAGCCTACGGAATAAGCAGCTTTCGAGCAGCCTTCCGAGACATGATGTTCGATAAATTGCTAGCTCAGGGCCAGACACAAGCCAAAGAAGTTGTCGCAAAGCAGATGCAGCAACAGGTCAAACAAGGATTTTTAGGCCAAAGTGGTGAATCACTTGTGGCTAATCAACAGTCGCCTAACATCAGAGGGCACAGCTATCACTCGTTGATGGATGTTGCGGCTAGGGAGCTGGGATTGCAATAAATCCCCAAAAACTGTAATTTTTTAAATTTCAAAAGGAGACATAACATGGCGTTATCATTGGACACTTTGAACAGTGTTACCCAAAAGTTTATTTTACCTAAACTACACGATGCGATCTTCGATTCTAACCCGCTTTTGAAGCGTATGCTGGCCTCTGGTCAGTATAAGAGTCAGAACGGTGGGACACAGTTGACCGTCCCATTGTCGTATGCCCAAGTTTCCGCCACAGGCTGGTACCGTGGCGCTGAGACTCTCGACACGAGCGAAAATGAACTTTTAACGGCCGCAGCGTATGATTGGTGCTCGCTCTATGCTGGAATTACGATCACAGAAGAAGACGAGCTAAAGAACGGTGGCGACGCAGGAGTCCTAAAGATTCTTGCTTCTAAGGTTCAGATTGCAGAGAAGACCATCAAGGACTCGCTCGGCACTGGTATCTACTCCGACGGTACTGACACCAAATCAATCGTCGGCTTGCGAGACATCGTAGCGACAGACCAAACCGTTGGCGGCATAAGCCAGACGGATAATGCGTGGTGGAGGGGACAGGTCGATAGTACAAGTTCAACTCTGACGATTGGCGCAGTCAATACCGTGTTTGAAAACTGCTCGGTAGATAGTGAGAAGCCTACCGTTGTAGTTTCGACTCGCACAAACTACACACGTTATTATAACTTGCTTCAGCCGCAGCAAAGATTTACAGATTCGGAAACCGCAAGAGGCGGGTTTCAAAACCTGATGTTCAACGGAATTAGCTGGATTGCCGACTCTCATGCACCAGCTAACCATGTGTTTTTATTGAACGAAAAGCACCTTTGGCTGTTCTACCATCCTGAGCGTGATTTTTCTATGGAGCCATATCAAAAGCCTCTTAACCAGCAGGTTAAAGTTTCTCGTATTCTGTGGATGGGTGCCTTTGGCTCGTCCAACAACAGACTACACGGCAAACTTTCTGCACTGACCGCCTAATAAGCGGTCACTAAACTAAACTTTTGAAAGGAGAATCAACTATGTCAGTTTATAGCAATACCCCGATCATTTTTGGTGGCCTATCTGGTGTGACAGCTACTAGAGGTCCCAAAGATCCCGAAGTTGGTACTCGTGTCAACTACGCTGGCAATGAGTATCTTTATGTTTACAATGCTGGCTCTACAGCTATCCCAACCGGCTATGCAGTAACACCGCTTGCTGGGACTACTGGCTTTAGCTGCACCATCTCGACAACTGCACAGATTGACGTTCCTATGGGTGTAGTCAAGAATGCAACCTTGTCGGCATCGTGCTATGGTTGGGTACAAACCAAAGGATATTGCAACATTCATGTATCGGCTGCTGTAACAGCAGGCGCACCGATGCAACTTGGTGCAAACGGTTTGTGGGTGTCTGGCGTAACCGGTCCGTTTTTTGCTAAACTGCTTTCTACAGTTTCAGCAGCGACAAACGTGTCTGGTTTAGCTTATATTAGCTGCCAGTAACAACACTTATTGCATAGAGGAGTTTTGAGTGAAACAAGCAAATATTACACTAGAGCTACAACCTTATATTCAGTATCCACCGCAGACGTTGCAGCAGATGTATGGTGCAGCGTGTTCGTCGGATCAAACGACTATTCAGGCTTGGCGCTCGAAATGGATAGGCAATATCACTCAAAACTCTAAAAAGTTTGGACCGTTTGCATCAAAGGGAATAGGTCAACTATTCAACCAGTGGATCGGTGGGACAGCAATCGTGGCTGGCTCCGGTCCTAGTCTTGCCCTAAACATAGGGAAGTTGAAAGATCGACCAAAGCACCTGAAACTCATATCGTGTTTACACAACTTTCACGCTATGGAAGATAACGGTGCCGAGGTTGATTACTATGTCAGTTTAGATGCCGGTCCAATAACTGTTCACGAGGTTTCTGAAGGTGGTAGCAAGACACCAGAGGAATACTGGGAGCTATCAGCAAAAAGAAAGTTGATAGCTTTCATTGGCACCGACCCACAGCTTTTAGACAATTGGCGAGGTGAGATTTATTTCTACAATGCTCCTGTCCCTGACGATAGTTATATGGCAGAGGTTGCAGCGATAGATCCATTTCATCAGTATGTTAGCAATGGCGGCAATGTACTTGGTGCTTGCATGTATATTGCAAAAGGCTGGCTCGGTGCGGTGACAACCGTATTTGTTGGTGCTGATTTTGCCTTTAGCAACCGTGAAAAGGTTAAATTTCACTATTGGGAATCTCAATACGATGCTTCAATTGGTCAAACTATCCGCACTGTTGATATATTTGGAAATAGTGTGAGAACATGGCCGTCATACTACAACTTCAAGCAGTGGTTCGACTATGTCTCGCAGGTTTGCCCGGGTATTTATATCAATGCAACCGAGGGTGGCACGTTTGGAGCGTATCGAGAGGGTAACATCATGTCAGTGGTCCAAATGGATCTTGACAAGGTCTTTGAAATGCACTCGCTTTCTGATAAACTTAGGTATCGAGTCGATGAGCCAACGGCACCGATCGCTGGCAGAGACGTGATACTTTTTTAAACAAAAGGATAAGAGATCATGGCATACACAGTTTCACAAGAAAAAACAGTTATGGGGAACCTACGAGCGCATATCTGCACAGTTACAGCAGATGCCGCAAGCGGTACCATTCCCACTGGTTTAACAACTATTGCAGGCTACTCGCTTTCTCCAATTTCGATGGCTACAGCAGCACCCTTGATTAAGGCGAGCGGTGGTACTATCACAGTATCTAACGCTGTGAATGGTGATAACTTTTATCTTATCGTTTACGGAAGGTAATTGTCATGTCAACAATATCACCTGTCAAGGTGTTCACAAAAACCATGGCCAGCGGTGCCTCTGTCCTGACGTTTAACGTAGGCGGTGGATACAAGGCTTATATGGTGCGACTGCCGTCAATGGCTAGTGGTGGTGACGTGAGATTTAACGTCTCCCATGATGAAGGTACTACGTTTAAAACTCTTTATCACAGTCCAACAGTAGCGACAGCTCTTCCGACGGTGGTCAACATTGCATCAAGCGTTAGCAATGCAGTGGTTGGAGTACCACCATTAGGCGAGCACTTTCAAATAGCAGTAACTACCGCAGCCACGGCTACGGCTTACGATTTTAGTGTAATTTGTATTGCATAGGGGAATTTATGTCTGATTTTTTGGTTAAGATTTGGAATAAGAACGAGTACGACTACAGCGAGAAGTTTAGAGGTAAAGAAATTTACATAAAAAGCGGTGGTCATCACAAAATGGACTATGAAGAGGCTCATTTGTTTTTAGGCCAAATGCCAGAATTTAGGCGCAGGAAAGACGGCACACAGGACCCCAAGAGTTTTAAAAAGCTTATGATGGATCAAGAGGATCGTCGTCGGGTTGAGATGATTTTGCGTAATGAGAAGGAAGAGAAAGCAAAGAAAGTGTTTGTATGTATGGCTTGCGCTAAAGAGTTTACCTCAAAGGCAGAGCTGACCAAACACAGCAAGATTGAACATGCGGACATTCTAGCCAAGAGCGAGGATGAAGATGAAACTAGTGGGTAAGTGGTGGGCTACGCTATATAGCGGGGACACCGTCAAGCAGACAGTCCACGGAAAGAACGTTATAACGACAGTTGGTTTGCAGGCTGTTGTCGATCATTTAGCTAGCGCAGCAGCGACTGCTAGCGACTGGGATTATAAATACATCGCTATAGGTAGCAACAACACAGCCGAGGCAGCAGGAGACACAGCTCTGGGTACTGAAACCGCTAGAGCTACTGCAACAGTTTCTACAGCAACGTCAATTTACCGCCTTATCAGCACGTTTGCTAGCGGCATTGGCACCGGTAACATTTACGAGTATGGTGTATTTAACACTATTACGACGGCATCCGGTTCCATGTTTAGCCGTGACACCGAGGGTTTAATTACCAAGGGTGCAAACGACACGCTAGTCGTGACGACCGAGATTACCGTCTCCTAATAGGGAGAATGGTTTGGCGACACTAACGAAAACCATATCTAATACATTGCGCCTGTACGGTGTAGAGCCTCATAACAAGTGGGGTGCTCTCGTATGGGGTACTGATACATGGGCGCAGCAGGATGTTTTGTGGACAGACTACAAAAATATAGCTGACACTTTATCAGTAGCGAGCACCAATCGTTTCAACGTAAGCCACCTAATTAGCGAGGAATTTACACTTGATTCGATCGTATCGAAACAATATCCGCATTATATCTATGAAACATTTTCTTTTGGCAGCAGGGTAGCAGCGATCTATCGAATTAATAATGGTTGGTACTCACGCTCTGGTGATACAATTAACTTGCTAGAGTTTCCATCGGACAATTTTACAGAAGTGAATGAGCCTTCAACCACTTGGTCAGAGGTTACAGCAGCCTCGACAGACTGGACTGAACTATGAGTATGACCCTATCGACACTCACTGATTTTATAAGATCGGCATACAACCTTGCCGAGGATGATACTTTTTTTCCTCAAAGTTGGATGATAAAGCAGATTTGGGCAGCCGAGACACAACTTGCAAATGAGGGTTGGGTAATCGAAAAGACATACTCGACGACCTCAACCTCTGGGACTCGTACCATTGCATGGCCAACAAACTGCATTGGTATCAAGGAAATACGCTATAAAGGAACTAAACTGGTCAAGGTTGATCTAGAGAACGACCCAAAAAATGATGATAACGATCCGACTGGCACTCCGACAACTTATGCTATTTGGGAAAAAGAAATTATTCTATTTCCAACTCCAGACACAGATGGCGATACGATACAGATCAGGACCTATCAGGCTCCTGCTGAGTTGTCAGCCTCGACCGATGCTTTAAACGTACCTGACGAGTATCAGATTTGCATAGCGGACAAGGTACTGGCTGAGATGGCAACAAAGGACCAAAACTTGTCTCTAGCTCAAGCATATAATACCAAGTGGATTATGTGCGTAGAGAAGGCTCGTCAAAATCAAAAAAGACAGAAGCGATCAGATAAACAGGCTCGGACAAAAGATTATTATTTTGGAAGCGATCCCGTGTCCAATCGCTTTCCTTATAACTGGTGAGGTTTAAATGGCGTACTTTAATGTAGCATACCCACCAAACGAGGATTATCTCAGGTTTAATGGTGGGCAAAATAGCAAGATTCAGCAAAACTTAATTTTGGATAATCAGTCCCCAGAGTGTCTCAATGTTATATTTGACGACGACTCGGTGCAAACTAGACCAGGAACATTGCAGCTCAATACGTCATCGGTGGGGTCATTTGCATGCGACGGTCTTTATACTCGTCACGAGCGAAACAGTACAAACCAAACTATGTGCGCATTTTTTGGTGGAACATTATACACGCTAGGAACGACTACGTTCACAGCAGTAGCAAGCGGCACTTCAATACACACTGCTGGTCAGCGAGTATTTGCCGTCGAGTATCAAAACCACCTATTCTTTGGCTTTGGAAGTGGGACTATACCTTATAAATGGAACGGCACTGATTTTACACGGATGGGAATATATCCACCTAGCTCAAACTCTGTATCAGTAAACAGTGGAGCAGGTAGCAACCTGTCTGGTCAATATCAATGGGCTGTTGCTTTTGTGAATACAGCCGTGATCGGTAGCGACCTAACAACATTTACAACCACATTCTCACTAGCTGGTACTGGTGCCTCTTTGACATGTATTCCAGTAGCTCCTCAATCATGGGGAGTATATGCTCGTGCTTTGTATCGCACCGAGAGTAGTGGATCGGTGGCATATCTTGCTGCTGTTATCCAAAATAATACTGCTACGACATATGTTGATAACGTAGCCGATGCCTCACTTGGTGCAGAGGCTCCAAGCGATCAGAACGTGCCACCAAACTATAGCTCTTGCCTGTATCATCAAGGCAGGATATTTGCTATTGGTCGTTATCCTTCTGACACAGTTGATAGGGTTTATTACTCTAACCTGAATGATCCATATATTTGGGCAACCACCAACTTCATAAATATTGGCGATCAAACGATAGACGTTCCTGTGGCTCTTGGCCTTTGGGATAACTACCTAATGGT